TTTTATTATTATTAATTACAAAACCTATTGCAAAACATAATAATAAAACTATAAAAGCTAGACCAAAACCAGATTTAATAATTTGATATGTAGCTAATCCATCCATTATACCTGCCATAAAAAGTGTTATATATTAACATATATTTTAAATTATTTAAAATATATAATTTTTTAAATATATATTTTTTAAATAGTTAGTTTTAACTAAACATATTAAATAGATATGCGTATGTTTATGAGTCTGTCTATATATTATTCCTTAATTAAAATATTAAATTAGATAATATCTGATATATTATAATGAATTGGTCTGATTTCACCTTAAATAATATTGAACAATTTTATAAAGTTAAATTTAATATTGATGATAATAATATATTATTACATTCCTTAAAAATGGAACGTAGTAGAATTAAAAATTTTATTAGAAGAAATAAAAATTTGTATATTAAAATTAAACACATAAAAGGTGATAATAAAAATATTATAAATAAAAAAATAGATTTATATGCAAAAGTTGGTTGGGTCGATAGTAAAAGTTTATTAGATGATTTACCTAATTTACCTAATATATATGAGTTTACATGGAAAACACCAAATGATAATATATCTGAAGATTTAGTAAATAATAATGATAATAAAATGTATATACAAACAACAGTTGATAAAATTAAAAAAATTGTTAAAAGAATAAAAATGATAATTTTTATTAATGAATATATAAAGTATAAAACAAATAATACAAAAAAGATATCATCAATTTTTTTAGTATTATCAAATTTAGAAAGATATTTTCCCGATGATAATCAAATTATAAAAGTTAAACATGTTAATGGTGGATATACCGATTCTGAAAAAGATATTATATTTGTATGGAGATATGAAGAATTTGAAAAAGTACTTTTACATGAAATAATTCATTATTTTGATATGGATAATAGACATACGCATATTGAAACTAAATTAAATATTATTGGTCCTCATAGTTATTACGAGGCAATTACTGATTTTTGGGCTATTTTTTATCACTTAATATATTTATCATTAGTTACTAGAGTTTCAATTAGAATTTTACTAGAATTTGAATTAGCTTTTATAAAAAATCAAGCAATGGCATTAAATGATCATTTTAAATTGGGTAACTGGTATAATATTCAAAAGTCAGCTATAGTACAAACAACACCAGCATTATCTTATTATATTTTAAAGTATCTATTATTTGAATATTTTTTAATTAACGATTTAAGTGAAATAGATAATTATAATTTATTAATTAAAAAAATTACAGCTATTGGACTTGTAAAACAATCATATATAAAACTTAATTCATCTAGAATGTCATTATTACAATTAAATTAAATATTAATTAAACGTTTAATTCAATTTCTTCTTTTACTTTTGATGGATAAAATGAAGCAACAAATGTTTCAAATTCTGTAAAGTTAATTACTTTTTCTTCATCATTTAGATCCAGTGCTTGGGCTGTTGCTTTATCAATAGTTATATTTTTACCATTATTTAAACCTAGTTTTTTAAATTTTACGTCTAATTCATCCATAACTTTAAGACGTGGCATTAATGCATTTTCTGATAATTCAAGAAAAGTTATTAAAATTTTTGGTACTGGTGTTGGATAAAATGAAGCAAGGAATGTTTGAAATTCTGTAAATTTAATTACTTTTTCTTCACTATATTTTAAATTCAGTGCTTGTGATGTTGCTTTATCGATAGTTATAATTTGACCATCTTTTAAACCCAAATCTTTAAATTTTACATGTAATTCATGCATAACTTTAGGACGTGGAATTGCTGCATCTTCTGATAATCCAAGAAAATTTCTTAAAATTTCTGGTACTGGTTGTTCTTTATTAAATCCACCATTAATATTGCCTTTTCGTTTTCGTTTTTCTTTTCGTGCTTTTGTAACTTCATCTAAATGAGTTTTTCCAATTAGTTTTAATGTATTATTAAGTTGACGTACATAATCATTACGTTCTTTCTGTTTTAGTTTAAGAATTTTTTCAAGCTCATTAATTTCTTTATTAATTAATTTAATATTACTTCTTGAATTATCAATTCTTTTAGTTAAACTTTCAAAAGTTTCTTTATGTTTCTTGTCTTTTTTCTTATTAATTTCATGATTTTGATCTTCGTTAGATTCTTCAGATTCATTATCTGATTCTACATCTTCTACATCTTTATCAGTATTGTCATCATCTAGTACTTGATCTTCGTCTGATTCATCATCAAGAATATTATTCGTATTAATATTTAATTGTTGAATACTGCTTTTATTATCTACTACATATTCTGGTGTATCAGCAACATAATATGACGCATCTACATTATTATTCTTATTTTTTTTACTAGTCTTTGATACTTTAGATTTAGTATTTTTTGGCATTAATATATATAAATTTCATCAATAATATATATTATTATCAATTTTTTATAAAAATATATCAATATTTTTATAGGAAATTAGAAAAAATAATAAGTTATAGTATTTACTTAAAAACTAAATGAAACAATGATTTTGTCTTTTTTTGGTTCTGTTATCATATCATAAGATTTAGTCATGTTAGACATGTTATGTATTCTAGATATATAAGGTGTGTTATATATATTAGATGTATTTGTTATATTTGGTTTATAATTATTACAACATATTTTTGTTTGATTTTTATATTTTTTAGAATTTTTTATATTTACGTTTGTATTTGTATTTTTTTTTACTTTTTTTTTATCTAATTTATTTTTATTATTCATATCATTTTCAATTATATCGTGATTTATTAACATATAATTATATATTTTTTTAGAAATAAACCATCTAAAAAAATTTAGTTGACCTATTGTTGTAATTATACATGAATTATCCATAAAATATGGTATTCTATCACCTCTGCTAAAAGGATCGAAATGTCTTTTTTGATATGCTTTTAATTGTTGTTTATATGATGAATGTATATTAAATGTTTGTTCAATATCATTTTCTTTTAATTTATATGATGTTTTATTTACTTTAGAATATTTAGTAACAAAATGATCAATTAATCTAATTGAAATTATTGATTCTGAATTTACTATTGGAATAAATAATGATATATTATCAGGATTTTCATAAAATTTTTCTTGTGATTTCATTATCATATTTTCATGAGATGTTATTTTTATATTTTTAAAAACTTCTTGATTTAATTTTGTAGATTCCAAAATAGTCATCTATTTTACATATATATATTATTATTTAGTACGTCTTTAAATCATTAAAAAATTAATCATCAGATGTTTCTGCATCAATTTGACTATTATCTTCGTAATTATCATCATTATCAGAACTTGAATTATCAAAAAAATGTTTATTATCAATAATTGATAAATTTTGTAAACTATCTTGTTCTTTTGATGTTGATGATAGATTATCAGATATATTTATATCTATTTGTTTAACTAATTCTTGTAAATCTAATTGTGATGTAGAATTATACGATCTTGCACAACTATGTAATAGAGTATTATTTGTATTATTTGTATTATTTGTATCACTAATTTTTAAAAATATATTATTATTTACTTCAGTATCAGGCATTTCAAAATCATTATCATTATCTTCATCTGATTCTTCTAAAAATTTATAATTATATACATCTTTTGGTGAAAAAGATACTAATACTGGTCTAAAAAATAAACCAAAATCATTATTTGAATTAATCCATATTGCATAACATTCTAAAATCATTTTACAATACGAATCTTGTGGTATAGAACTTATATCTATTTTTTTATTATTATTTAATTGAAGTAACGTTTTAAAATCATTATTATTAATAATTTTAATTTTGATTGTTCCATTTGGATAATTATCAGATTCTCTAATAATTTTTTGGAAATTAATTGTTTGATTATCATTAATATTAAACCAACTTGATGCATTATCTTGAGCATCTAATTTAATTTTATCTTCTAAATCATTTAAGAATTTTATAAAATTATTAATTTTTAGTTGGTCTTTTCCTTTTCCATGTAAAGCAACTTCTAACTCTGAATAACCATTGGCAAAGTCGGATATAGAAACATTTATAAGTGTTGGTGTTTGAAAAACAAAATTTTTATAATTGTATTTCACTAAAATAATTTTTTTATTTTTATTAGATCTAAATTTAGGATAAACAATTTTTGTAAATTCAATATTACTAGTTTTCAATGGTTCCTGAGAATTCATAAGATGGTTTATATTACTAATATAAATAAATATTCCTTAAATGTTTTTAAGTTTTGAATATGTTAAATAAACTAAATTAAATTAAATTAAATTAAATTAAATTAAATTAAATTAAATTAAATATATTAAGCACTTGCTTTTTTACTTTTTGTTCCACTTTTTGCTGTACTCTTTGTAGCTTTCTTAACAGGTTTAACTTCTTCTTCATCAGAATCATCGTCAGATTCTTCAACCTGTTTTGCAACAACTTGAACCTCTTCATCTGAATCATCTGAATCATCTGAATCATCAGATTCTGATTCTACTTCAGCTACTGCTGTTTGTTTAGAAACAGGTTTAATACTTGGTGTAATATTTGTAGTTGTATTAATCATTTTAATAGTTTCCGATTCATCATCAGAATCTAGAAATTCATCAGATTCTAAATATTGTTTAACATTAGAATTTGTTTTGACTGGTGGTTCAACTTCTACCTTTGACATCTTAAAAGTTAATCCATAAGTTGGATCTTTTTTATTTGCTGCTTGTGCCCATAGTTTTACTGGTCTTCCAATAGCACGAAATTTACACATGAAACAAATTTGTGCTGCAATATCGTCAATTGTAACAATATCATTTACTTTAGTACGAACTCGTTTTCCATTAGCATCAAGAACAGATTTGAATACAATTGATTTTACCTTATTATCAGGATATGTTGTATCAATTTTTAGTTTCATATATGGGTGTTTAGGACCATAATCTTTTTTAGATGGATCTTTAGGACCATCGTCTTCTTGAGGAAGTCTAAAAATTGGTTGAAGCTGGTATTTTGATGCTTTGGCACCAAACATTTTTTCTTTAAATGCATCAGAACCAGTTTTTTCATCAATTTCTTGCAACATTTCACTAAATTTCTTAATTTCAGGAACCGACTGATCAAGTGCAACCTTTACAAAACTTCGCTGAGAATCATCTGTATAATATTCACCAATACGGGGAATACCACCAGAACCTAAATACACCCAAGGAAATTGAATAAAAAGAGGAATCTCATTATTTGATTTATCAGTATATCTAATATAAGCAATCTTTTGTCCTTTTGATCGTTGATTATCTTCAAGATCAGTAAAATTCAATTGTGATACATTAACGTCGGTATAGTTAGTAGTCATGTCTTTATTTGAATAAGTAGCCATTACTAATATATATCATTATACTTCAATATATATGTAAATCAATTTTTTTATTAAAAATACTTAGAGACTATATTTATATTATTAATAATAATAAATGGAAATAGAAACAGATAATTTTGATAGTTTAAATTTAAAGGCAGACTTACTTAAAGGTGTATATTTACACGGTTTTACACAACCATCTAAAATTCAAATAAAGGGTATTGGGTCAATAAATACCGGTAAAGATTGTATTTTACAATCACAATCAGGAACTGGAAAAACAGCAACATATTTATTAGGTGTTATGAATAGGTTAGAATCAAAAGAAAAAGGATGTCAGGGTATAATTATTACCCCTACTAGAGAACTTGCAGAACAAGTATATGCAGTTGCATGTAATTTAACAAAATATACTGAATTTAAAATTACAAAATGTATTGGTGGGTCTGATGTTAGACAAAATCGTACAGATTTAAAAGTTTCATCACTAGTAATTGGAACCCTTGGCAGAATTTCGCATATGATTGAAGAAAAACAAATAAATATACATAAAATTAAATTTGTAGTATTAGATGAAGCAGATGATTTATTATCTGATGGAATTAGTGAAAATATACATTATATTTTCGATAAAGCACCTTGTGGTATACAAATTGTATTAATTTCAGCAACAATGTCAATAAATGTTTTTAATGCAAGTAAACAATTTCAATATGATCCAATTAAGATTTTACTTAAAAACAATGAAATAATTACTGATTTAATTAGTCAATTTTATTTAGATGTTGAAACGGAAGAATTAAAATTTGATACATTATTAGATTTATATAATTTAGTATCAACATCTCAAACAATAATTTTTTGTAATACAATCAGAAAGGTAGAATGGTTAGAAGAACAATTAAAAAAAAATAATTTTACAATTACTGTAATACATTCAAATATGACACAACCAGAACGTGATTCTGTTATTAAAGATTTTCGTGATGGAAAAACCAGATTATTATTAACTACAGATTTATTATCAAGAGGTATTGATATTCCACAAGTTAATATGGTAATTAATTATGATTTACCTATTAATAAAGAAACATATGTACATCGTATTGGTCGCTGTGGTAGATTTGATAAAAAAGGTGTTGCAATAACAATGGTTAAAATGTCAGATGCAACCGATATTAAAACTTTTAATAAAATGAAACATTATTATAAAATGGATATTGTTGAGATGCCTGAATCTATTGGTGCTTATTTATAATTATTCATACTTGATATAATATTTTATATTAAATATTACATTAACTATTATAATTATATATAATGTAGAACCTTTGGATAATGATTCGTATGCCACCAATTCCAATACACAGACATCCACAAAAAATAGATATCAAAAAATTATTAATGAATTATATATGTCCATTGTTGATGCTATTAAAAATTTATATGATGTTGCAACTAAATTACAAACACCTGGTAAATTAATTTTTCCTGGAGATCTAACCGTGTAATGTAATATGGGTTTTGGACCTAATGCAACTACCATAAATGCACAAATTAATAAAGATGATGATATTAAAAGATATAATTTAAATTTATCTGGTAAAATAGTTACAAATGATTTAACATTTAATAATGGTTCTGCAAGTGGAAATATGACTTTTGGACCTAATGTAACAATTAATATTTTAATCCTTCTTTTCACTACATAAATTTTTTGGTCATTCTAATCCATTAATTGCATTTTTGCAATTCTATATATATATTTGTGACACTTTTTACATGTCTATTCCACACACTTTTACAAGTTAAAATATAAACATCTAAAATATTAATTATTTGTTATAATTTTTATTATAGGTACAACAATTGTTATATTTTCATAATAATAACCATATTTGTTAGGTGTGTAAAGCATATTTAATTAATACCCATTATTATGTAAATGTATATAAATTTTAAAGAATAGTACTTATGATAGTAAACTATTACATAACTTAATAAAAAATTAAAAAATGTATTATAAATAAAAAATTTAAGATTATACAATTAAGATACAACCATTTTAGTAAAAAATTCGTTTATTAAATTTAAATTTAAATTTAATAATTTATATATATATATTATATGGGAAATGGATTAACATATTTTTATACAGTTGATAATACTGTTAATAATACTAGTCAAACAAAAATTGATAACAATTATTCAGGCGAACCAATGAATAATAATATTTCGGACAAAGATATTAATATTAATAAAGCTATTTATCAGGTATATCTAGCAGATGTTAGTGCTATTAACCGATTATATTTAACAATACATTGGTTATTAAATAATACTAATAACAAAAGTCTTCCAGGACAACTAAATGTATGTGGTAATATAAAATTTACTAATTGTATTGCTAATGGAAATATAATTATTGGTCCTACTGGTTCTAATGGTTCTACTGGTCCTACCGGTTCTACTGATGCTATTGCACAAATTAAACAAAATGGTGATATTGATGGAAATAATTTAAAATTAAAAGGTAGTATAATGAATACAGGTAATATGACTGTAACAAATGGATGTATAAGCGTATCAACTGATACAACTACTTGGAAAAGTAATCAACTTCAACTTATAAATAGGCTTGTAAAAAAAAATGACCCACAATTACAATGCCAGTGGGCTATTGCTAATGTTGAACTAACAGGTTCAATGGGTTCAACAGGTTCAACGGGTTCAACAGGTTCAACGGGTTCAACGGGTTCAACGGGTTCAACAGGTTCAACGGGTTCAACAGGTTCAACGGGTTCAACAGGTTCAACGGGTTCAACAGGTTCAACAGGTCCAAAAGGTTCAACAAATAATAAATTATCATTTAGAAAAATAAATAACCCTTCAGATGGAATAGATGTATTAGAATTATATGATAATGGAGATGTTAATATACCTAATATATTAATTCCTAGTGATAATGGAAATGTTTATTTACCTAGAAAATTAAAAGTTAATACATTAATTCTTAATAATAATTTTAAAAGAAGAAATAAAGCACAATTTATCAGAGTCGGTAATATAAGATCTACTGATCTTAAAAATTATAATATAATATCAGCATCAATTACACCTACAACACCTAATGATGTAGCAATACAAGAGTTTGCACTTACTAAGAATTGGCATTTAATTGAAATAAGAGTATTTAATCAAAAAGGCGAAAATGTATCTGAAAATACAACTGGTGCTACTGGTACTAATAATAGTTTTGTTACATCTATAAATAGCATAGTACATAATAAATTTAATAATTCTAATATAAATAATATTATAAATGGTAAAATTTTTACAGATTCATCAAAACCAAGTGATAATGCAATACATGGATATATGGGTGGTAATGGTACACATCTACTTGAAATTAAATTAAAAGATAATATTGAACATGATATATCTCATATTGAATTATATAATCGATACAATGATGATATGGAAAGAGATGAGAAGGATAGTTTACATGGTATACCACATACATGTCGGATGAATGGTACTATTGTTGAACTAATTAGTGCTCCTGGAGCTTATGGTGGGTCTGATAAAATAATAAATCGTACAATATATACTGGATTATGGCAACATATATATTCTAAAGAATTTTTATTATAACATCATTTAAAATAAAATTATTGTTCCATTTATTAAAAGTAAATTTATAAATCATAATACATAAATATACTTTATATATTTAAAATACCGACTTTTACACCCTTGAAGATTTAAAATGAGACAAAATTTTAATAAAGACGTGTTTATAATAAACTCTTTTAATTAGTGTTTATTATAACCTCATATAAATTAGTTTATTAATAAAAGATATGTTTATAATATTTTTCATAAAA